AGCGGGATCGTCCCGCGCACCGGGTCCTGGTAGTAGAAGTTGAACGCGGCGCAGAGGATGTTGAAGATCAGCACCTGCCCGCCGGTCACCTGCTTGGTGAAGTCGATCAGCGGGAAGAGCCCGTCGAGCGCGTCCGACAGCTTGGTCGTGGTCGATCCCACCAGCGCGTAAACCCCGTAGCGGTTCATGAACAATATCGACCTGAAATACGGGAAGATGGCGTGCACGAGCTCGGTGCCGATCGAGGCCGAGATGTTGGTGTTGGTGAAAACGGTCGCGCCCGTGTTGCTGTCGACCTGGACATCGCTGAAGACGTTGATCGAGTCGGCCCCCCACCAGTAGAGGAAGTTGTTGGCCGCCAGGAGCGCGTTGATGTTGCCGTGCAGGGTCGTGTCGGTGGCGATGAAGTTGCCCGCCGAGACCGAGATGAAGTCGTTGTAGGAGCCCGCCGCGCTGAAGGTGATGGTGCGGCCTTGCGCGACCCAGACGCGGCCCGAGAAGGTCGCGACGTCGCTGATCGGGTCGCTGGTCACCACGGCGGTCAGCACTGCGCCCGATCCGCCGCCGCCCGACACCGTCGCCACCACGGTCGAGGCGTCGGTGTAGCCGCTGCCGGGGTTGGTCATTACCACCGAGGTGATCGAGTTACCGAACACGATCGGCGTGGCCGCCGCGCCGCCGCCGCCGCCGCCTGAGATCGAGATCGTCGGGGTCGAGGTGTAGCCGTTGCCGCCGGCCGCGACGACCAACTGCAAGGTGCCTGTCTGGAAGGTGATGAGGCTGGCGATGGCGGTTGCGCCCGAGCCGCCGCCGCCCGTGAAGCTGATGGCGGGCGGGGTGGTGTAGCCGGTTCCCGGTTGCGTCAGGAACACGCCCGCGACCGAGTTGCCGGTGATGGTCGCCTCGCCGACCGCTTGGGTGCCGTGCGGGTCGTTGGGCGCGCCGATGACCACGGCCGGGGCGCTGGTGTAGCCGCTGCCGGGCGCGGTGATGCCGATAAAGCCGACCGAGCCGATCGCGACGAGGTTGTTGCCGTCCCAGGAGAAGAGGCCCTTGGTCGGATCGCCGATGATGACGCGCTCGTTCTTCCATTGCGTGACCTCGGCCCCCGCCGGGTTGAACGTGCCAGCAGGGGCGACGGTGATCAGCGCCTGAAGCGTCAGGTTGAAGGCTTGCAACTCGCCGCTGTTCTGGAAGCCGAAGATGTAGTCGTTCAACTCGATATTGTCGCTGGTCAGCAAAGTGATCGTCGCGTCCCAGACCCGGGTGTCGGGGTCTCTGTCGCTGGCGAGCGAGGCCGAGACGGTCGGCACGATGCGTAGATTGCTGTCGCCGATCGGCATCGCGTTCTCGAGCCAGGAGAACTCGTTCTGGTCGATCGCCGTCCGGTTGGCCTTGGTGTTCAGCCCCTTGAACGACTTGACGATGTGATACTGCTTGACCCGTTCGGTGACGGCCATGGCTCACATCTGCGCGTAAGGGTTGGGGATGCGGCCGGTCATGATGGCGACCTGGATCGCCTGGATCTGGTCCTTGTATTTCTGCATGAAGATGTCGCTCTCGCCGAACGACTGCTCCTTGAACTTCGCCTTGTGGCAAGCGTAGTAGCCGACCGCGGTGGTGAACGGGTCGTTGATCACGTCGACATCGGCGAGGCTCACCAGCGGCTGCGGCAGGATCACCGTGTCGAGCTCCATCGGGTAGACCTGGTCGGGCACGGGCGCGAGATAGAGCGTGCTCTGGCCGTAGACCGAAAAGCACACCGGCCGCCCGATGTAGTTCTGCCAATAGCGCAGCTGCGCGTTGAACTCGCGCCACGGCAGGTAGCGCAGCGGGATGCGACTGTTGCCCCAGTAGACGTTGATGGCGAGCACGTCGATGGTCGAGAGCGAATTGGGCAGCACCGCATAAGGCAGGATCTCGACGTTCTGCACAAAGAGCAGCATTGCCGTGCCGTCCGAGAACTGGGTATTCGGCGGGATCTGCGCGGTCGCGGTCGGATAAGGCGGCGCGGTCGTGCCCGAGGTGCCGCTCTGCGTGACGCGGTAGGTGAAGATGTTGGAGAAGACGAAGGTGCCGATGGTGACCGGCGTGCTCGCTTTCCACGGCACCGGGTTGGGATTGCCGCTGGGCGGTGGCGGGGCCGGGACCTGGGTGGTCTGCAGCGTCCTGAGACAGCCGGTGTCGCGCACCACCCGCTCGCGGGCGGCGTTGATCTGCGAGATCAGTTCCGGATTGGTGTAAAAGTTCGCGTTTGCATCATGCAAAAGCAAGCGGCATTCGTTGACGTAATCTTGCAGCGTGGCCGCCATAATTCCTCATCGTTGAAGCTCAGTCCCCCTTCCCACCTTCCGATGAGAAAGGGGACCTGCTCATCCACACACAGATGCAGCGGGGACCGCAACCACATGAGATGGATGATGGGATACGGCTCACGTGATGAACGTGTTGGTGATCGGGATGCCGCCGTCGATGCCGATCAGCGTCACCGATGCGACGTTGGCCGAGGCCAGCAATTGCACGTTGATGCCGTCGGAGATGATGAAGCCGCCCGCGCCGGCCACGCCGATATTGGCCATCGCTGTGCCGTTGTTGGCTTGCAGCACCACGTTGGCGGTCGACGGGATCAGCCAGATGCCGACCGGCACGACGTTGCCCGTGGTGTTGGCCGACATCGTGGTCGTGGAGAAGAAGGCCGCCGGGGTGTTGGTGTTGCCGCTCGACAAGAGGATCTTGGTCGGGGCGAGAGAGCCGATATAGCCAGCCATGGTTCAGCCCTCCTTCAGAGCGCAATCGAGTTGAGGCCGGTGATCTTCGTCATCGCTCGAGGCTTGACGTTCACCAACTCGGCGATCATCAGCACCGCGCCGACATAACCGATCTGCCAGTTCGGCAGGGTCGACTCGAAGCCGGTGAAGACGAACGATCCGGCCTCGTGAATGTAGAGGTTCAAGTAATTCGTGTTCACGAAGTAAATCGTGCCTTCGGGGCAGTACGGATCGGCATAGACCGGCACGCCCGCGACCATCAGCGCGCGGAACGCGGCGCGCGGGCCTTCGCCCTCGTCGAACCCCGTGCCCGGCGTGATCATGTAGGTCTCTTGCGCGATGTAATCGTTCGCGAGCAGGGTCCAGGTGCCGAAGCCGCAGAGGCCGAAGGTCGGCACTTCCGCGCCGTTCTTCACGGTCCCGCTGATGAACTGCAGGATGAGCGCCCGCGTCGGGTTGACCGCGCCGGGGGCGTAGACCTTCGAGCGCCACCAGGTGTTGACCGTGGTCGAGCGCGTGATGTTGCCGTAGGTCGCGGTCCCCGTGCCGTCATCGATCGCCGCGGGGAGGCCGATGAACTGCTGGCTGTTGGTGGTGTTGTTGTAAAGCGCCGTCGCCATGCCATCCATCATGTTGTTGGTGGCATCGTTCATGCGCGCTTCGATCAGCGGAATGATCGCGTGATCCTGCTGCACCGCGCCTTCCATGCCGAGGAAGGGCACCGGGCAGATCATCAGCTTCAAATTGAACTCGGCGTTGAACGCGCCTTGCTGCACGATCGGCTGCGCGAACGAGCCCGAGTAGTCGGACCATTGCGCATTGGTGAAGGTCTGGCCCTGCACCGGAGCCGTGACGCTCGAGACGCCGCCGGTCGCGGTCTGCGAGTTGGCGATCATCGCCGCCAGCAACGGGGTGCTGTTGTAGATCTGCACCACCATCTTCGGGATGAAGGCCCGGCGCGTAATGTAGGTCAGTTCGTTGTACTGTGTAGAGCCAGTACCTGGAAGCAATCCGCCGCCAATCGGCATTTCTTTCTCCTAAAGGTCCCCTGTTTCGCCCTTCAGGCCCAGCGCTTGGCTTTCTTCAAATCCTGCAACGCCTGATGCGCGACCTCTCGGGCGTGCAGTTGCGGATTGGTGAAGAAGCTCTTCAGCCCCTCCCTCGTCGACTTGTCCATCACGTTGGGCGAGAAGGACGACGGCGTCGGCGCTTGCGCCTGCCGCATCCAATCGAAGTAGTCGCCCGCGGTGTCGTGTGACTGAATGCCTTTATCGAGCATGATCTTCTCGATCTGCTCGACATTGTCCTTGCCGAATCGCTCGGCGAGCTTGTTGCGGCGGCGCTGCAATTCCTCGGTCGCGTCGCGCTCGCGCAGCTTCGATTCGAGGCTGTCGATGCGCTTGGCCGCCTGGGCGTTGATCGCCTGCAGCTTGTTGTCGGTGTCGATCTCGGGGATCGGCATGTTCGGCCGGACCTTGCGGACGTCGCGCAGCGTGGTCGGCCGGGTCTCGATGTTCTCGGACAGGTCGAGCATCAGCTTGGCGAGCTCGTCGCGCGCCTCTTGGGAGTAGTCCTCGAGATTCGCCATCGGTTAGCCTCGCTATATGATTTTTTGACCGTCGCCGGGCCGCTTGATGCCCATGTTGTTCTTCGACATGGCCTTGCTGGTGCTGCTGAGGCCGCCGAGTTGCGCGAGGCGCGGCGGGTTGATGACGCGCCCGTTCTGCTGCGTGTTGTCGGTCGGCCGGCGCACGGTCTGCGCGC